TCATGCAACCGCACTTCTGGCGGGAAGGGGGGTGCGCCTAGCGAAGATAGACGCAAAAGCGTCCTTGAAATCCGCTTGGTTAGACCCCCCGAATACACTACTTCGGTTGCCTGCCCGGTTATGAGGGATGAAAGAGGAACCAGCCCACGACGGCATAGAAGCATAATGTCACCGCCATAGGAAGCCACCGACCTTTTGCTAAGAGGCGATGCCACGAAGAAGATAGAATCCAGTGTCCAGTCTGCTGCGTTCGCAGGGTCATTACCAGCATACGAAGCAATCTCCCCGGTTGACGTGAAGAAAATAAGGCGATCATCTAGCCCTTCTCCTGTATCAGAAGACCACCGTGCCATCATTCGCAGGTAGCCACCACGATTGAAGATACCTCCCACATAAAATGGCTTCGCTTCACCGCCCACAGAGTCAACGGGGAGATACCACGCCGTCATTGTGTTCTTTTGGATGAACCATAGGCGAGCCTTATGCGAGATTACATAGTCAAACGTGGCTGGATTCACACCCTTGATCTGACCTGGACCGGCAGGGGTGGCAACCTCTGTAAAGTCGATCCACGTCGTACCGTTGTATAGCTTGGCAGGGTCTACGCCATTTGTGGCAATAAGAAACTGACCTGCGGAAGTGGCAAAATTAGTAAACTCCCATTCTCCAAAGGTGGAGGGAGTTACGATGACTGGATTCTGTATCGCAGCGGAGATATTATAGATGCCTGCATCGACAGCCGCGAACTTGTGAAAAGTACCGTCTTGTGCGGCAAAAGATAAAATGGTCTTAACGGCACCATTAAGGCCAGTCGCATATTCACGGTATCCGGGGCGCACTACCACTAACCCATTGTCGGGATAGAGGTTCATGGCGTCGATCATAAACTCTGGACCCATCTTTGCCAGCGGGTCTAGGTCATTAATACCACCCGTTGGCGCAAGCAAGGCAAGCGCCTGTGATACCTGCCGAATCTGAGCATTGGCCTTAAACATTCCAGCTCCCATCCGGCACATTTTGCCCGGAGATATACAGGTAGTCCCAACGCTTATCTAGCTGGATAACAGGGGCCCCCTGATTCTGAGCCTTTTCGTTGTTGAGCATATACATGAATTCATCTTTCAGTTCCGTCGCATCCATACCCTTAGCGGCCCATAGCTTAAACTTGATACCGGCGATCATCAAATAGTCTTCAAATACAGTCTCATCAGTATCGGCCGTGATATTATCCTTATACGTATCTGTAAGCGGATCGTATACCCAATGCTTAGAGATATAGAAGAAGTTAAGTTGCTCCTGATCTGCGGGCGTAGGGAAAACAGTGAACTTGTTACGCAGTACGCGATAGCGATAGTACACTCCTACCGACACAATACCGAACTGGACCCATGACCATCCTTGCGGGGTCATGGGTCCATACATCGGCCGCTTGTTCTTACTGCTCCATTGGGTCTGGTTAACTATCCTTTTGTAATCGGCAGGTAGGTCGAATTCAGTCTGCACACCGTTCCCCGTAAACGTCTGAGTCTTCTCAAGGAACTGCCAATCATGTACCTTGATAAGTTGATTACCCAGCGCATTCAAGAGGCCGAGTGTCTGGAATCCGGTTTGATCGTCCGGGGCAGACACAATAGTAAGCACCTGCGGCAAGCCAATCTCTTGCAGGGCTTTGTTGACCAATTGGAGGACGGACTGTGCCATGACCAGACTCCCTACTTCCTAGCGGCTTGTAGGCCCTTAATGATGGCTGCTTGCTCTTCCATAGCCAGCTTCATTGCAGCCATTTCCTCTTCCAGTTTCTTATTCTTTTCATGCAGTGCGATAAACGGGGCATTTGCTTCGGACTTTGCCACGAATTGAACAGCCTTGTTCTTCAGTGTAGTAAGGCCCGGATGACGGGAGCAAACATCGTCGCCAACAGCGGCAAGCTGCTCCAAAGTACGAACACGCCAATAAGCCAGTTCTTCGACTTGCGAGCGAGTGATCCAAGTAACCTCGGAAAGAGGCGTTCCAATGACCTGCTCTGCATCACCAGACTTGAACATCGCATATGCGCGCCTATAGTCCTGCTTATCCTTGTCCGAAACCGGGCGGTCTACGATATTAGTCTGATTACCCGGAGCACGAATCTCAATATACTCCTTATCAACATAGATCGGACGGCCTTCTTCGGCAGACTTTGCAGTGTCTTCCTTAGCCTTGATATAGAACCGGACATAGTTCTTCTCTTTGCCCTTATCGCGGGATTCAAAATCTTCAACATCGAAATCGGCAACAGTTGACATAAAATACTCCTTGCGGGGCGGGGGGTTACTTGACCATTACCATTCCCATTTGACACAGGAATGCGACCAAGGCGAAAAGGGATACTCCCAACCACCCCATACTAATCCGGGGGGTAATGGAGAGATTGAAGGCTGCGGCTGCTAAGGAAATCAAGCCAGCCAGCATTAGTGCAGTGACCAGCATGTTCATGGTATTACTCCCATCTTTGCTGCAATAAACGCTTCTGTGTTTTGGATGTCTGTAAGAGTTGTAGCTGTGCCTCTAATTATGATCTGTCCCAGCCCTCCTGTAAATGTGTTCGTGGAACCGCCACGACGGGCAAAATAGGCTGCGAAATTACCGAAGTTACCTGTGCCCTGTGTAGCCACATTCTGAGCCGTCTGGCCATTGGCTCTGATTCTAGATAGCGGAGCCGATATGTCGGACTCACCAGTTGCCACAATAGCAATAGGCGAAGCAAACCCAGACGTAAGGCTAGCATCGGCCGTCGTGGTTCCGCGTGACCGCCATACAATATTAGGGCCAGCGGTTAGCGGGCAAACCCATCCAAAGACACCGGCATTGCTAACGGTTGAATTGGAGAACTCATAGATGACAGCCTGTGAATTGTCACTTAGCTTGAATACTCCGACCATCGAAGTGAGTTCATTGGATGCCGTCAAATTCATTACCGTAGTCTGCATCCAATCATCGACGCCATCACAACGGAGATAGTGCGGGAATCCAACAGTATCATAGCTTAGTGCGCCGCTACTTGACTGATAGCCAGTAGTGAGGTTGCCGGCAGGCCCCGCGAGGGTGGAAGTATACCCCCACTCAAACTGCGCCTTTTCAATAGATAGTGCAGTCAATCCAGCCGAACCAGTATACGTAATAGAGGGGGTGTCATCAACGGCATATACAGCAGTTCCTATGCCACCTGTCTCTGCGGCAAATCCTGCCGAAACAGTGCAAACATAAGAGCCACCGATATTGGTAATGGAGTGGGAGACATTCGCCAGCGGCCCTACATTCTCCGGTGTACCTATTACCGATCCGGAACCTGTAAGATCAAACATCACCCGATAGAACCTAGCGAGTGTGTTGTTACCGATCAATACAGCGCACTTAGTTCTGCCATCTGGGAATATCTGGAAAGACGCAGTTGCACCGAATAGAGCCGTTTGGTTAGGAACGGCCGCAATAACAGCAGCACGGCTAAAGGAGTGAACGCTATTGGCAGAGGTTTCAAATAGCTCCTGTCCAGCAATGTTGGTAGTGCATCCGGTCTTTGTCCAATAAGACTGATTAAAGTCCTCACTATATGTAAGATGATTCTTACGTGCGCTGAGAGTAGGCCGCGATGCAGCCGTAGCTTGCGTAGCCGAGACACCACGACCGGACTTGTCATTCCATTTTCCTACCGGCTGTTCGACGGCCGTAACAGGCGTAGTTCCCGCCGAATTCTGCCACATGGTTGACAGGTCAGAAGCATCGAACCAGCAGCCAAGTTCACCGGCACCGAATAGCACAGCAGCGGGATTGAACGCAGCGGGCGTAACTTCAGCCGTAGTGTCAAAGGTAGCAGCGTCAATTACAACACTATCTGAGGCCCTACGAACTTGCACCTGCCAGTCAGCCGCCAAGAGGCCCGGTATATCACTGGAATTCGTTAGTGTCCATGACACTGGAGGGGCCAACCATGTATTAAAGGCAGAACCGGTAACGTTTCCAGCATCACCATTAGGGGTAGAAGCAAAGAACTGAAAATCAGATGCTAGGCCAGCCAATAGCCATGTATATTGGGATACATTCAACCCGCCATTAATCTGAACCTTTACATCCCCGTCCGTAGCAATCTCGATCTTAGAGGTCGCATTGCCTGGACTAACGGCCGTCGAATGCGCTTCCGTGAAAAACAATTCAGCATCCGAAACCGCCTGAATAATAGCCGTAGCTTGGAACGTAGTTGTATCCAATACCACTTGATCCAATACCCTACGAATCTCCACCGTCCAGCTAGTGTTCTTAGTGCTAGCAATATCATCAGGATTAGTAAGCGTCCATGTTACGGGTGCAATAGGCAACCATACGTTGAAAGCATCCCCCGACATATTGCCAGTATCGCCAGTAAGATTAGAGCCTCTAATCTCAAAGTCAGCCGCTACGCCATTTACGATATAATTGTAGAGGTTAGTAAACGCCCCGCCATTGAGCGAAACAGTCACAAAACCAGTTGATTCAACCCGGAGGGTGACAGAAGAGTTACTAGGACTATTGGCCGTAGCTTGCTGATTGACGGGCAACAAATCCGCATTCGGAAGCAGGGTCACATTAGCTACCATGTGAACCGTCGTCGTATCCAAAACCGTGTTGTCCGGAACCCGGCGCACGGACAGGGTAAAATCGACTACCTTGGAACTGGTAGCATTATCGGGATTTGTCAGCGTCCACGACACAGGCGCAGCAAAGTACGATCCGAAGGCCGTACCTACGATGTTTCCAGTATTACCAGTAGCAGCAGAACCTTGGAATTGAAAGTCAGTAGAAGTGCCTGTCACCAGCCATTGATATAGGTTAGTCAGCGCGCCGCCATTAATGGAACGCTTGACAAACCCATCCGCTGCTACCTCAATGTAGACGGTTGCATCCGTCGGGCTGTTGGTTGCAGCAGTCTCCGAAATAGGCTGCAAATCGGCATTCGGAGCCGGGGGCGTGACCGTCGCATCTAGGCTAACCGTTGTGGTATCCAGTAGCACACTACCCACAACCCGGCGAACGTCTAGCGAGAAATCGACAGATTTAGTGCCTGCCGCATCATCATTATTCGTCAATGTGAACGTAAGCGGGGGTGCAATGAACGATCCAAAGGCTGAACCAGTAAGGTTCCCCGAGTCGCCAGTAAGGCCGAAGGGCCGGAACTCAAAATCGGCCGCTACACCATTAACAATCCACGTATATAGGACCGTAGCAGCGCCACCATTAACCGACTTGGTAACAGTGCCATTAGTCAATACCTGAATGTTAATGGTAGAATTGGCGGGGCTTTGAGCAGAAGACGTTTCGCTAATCGGCTGCAAATCAGCGTTCGCTGGCTGTGGCGTAACATCAGCCTGAATGGTAAACGTCGTCGTATCCAATACGATGAAGTCGGAGACTCTACGAACTTCAACCGTCCAGCTACACGCTTTGGAGCCAGCCGTATTGTCAGAATTTAGAATTGTCCAGCCGATAGGGGCTTGCTGCCACACATTAAATGGCGATCCAGTGAGATTTGCAGTGTCACCAGTGAGGTTAGAAGCCCTGAATTCAAAGTCAGTATTAACACCAGTCAATAGCCATTGATATAGGTTCGCAAACGAAGCCCCATTTAGCAGTCGCTTGACGAAGCCATCGCTACTAATCGAAACATCAACGGAAGCGTCAGCCGGAGCAACCGCCGCCGCCGTCTGACTAACGGGCTGCAAATCGGCAGTTGGGATGATCGGAGCCGCAGTCACATTCGCCTGCAAACTGACTGGGGCTTGACTGAGCAAAAGACCGTCCGAAGCTCTACGGACAGACAGGGTAAAGCTAATAGCCTTATTATTAGGTGTATCGTCGGAGTTTAGAAACGTCCATGACACCGGGGGAGGTAGCCATGTATTAAAGGCCGATCCGGACAGGTTTCCAGTGTCACCGGAAGCGCCAGAAGCCATCAATTCAAAGTCAGCCGCTACACCCTGAATAACCCAATCATATAGGTTAATAAGAGCGCCGCCGTTGATCTGCTTTTTGACAAATTGGTCAGTTGCAACCGTAATAAATACGGACGCATCCGCAGGACTAACGGCACTGGCCGTTTCACCAATCGGAATCAGGAGGGCTGTGGGAAGTTGAGGACCAGCCAACCAGTAGGCAAATTGGCGGTCATTAATAGCGCCCGGAGGGGGCAGAAACTTCATCCACAAATCATTATTTGTATCGAGCACAACGACGGGGAATAGTAGCTGTATGATTAGCCACTCCCGCTCTGCATCTTGAAGGGGCGAGTTTGCACCCGCCCCCCCATCACGAAACCAATCCAGCAGACCATCATTTACTGTAGGCCCGCCAGTGGCCGTCAAAATGCTGTCATTCAGCGTTGACATTTACGTAACCGCTGCGGAGGCCGTTGTACCCGACCCAAATACAGAGTCCGTAGTCACCAAAGCCGATTCCGAACGGTTCACCCAGCCAGTCTCAATAACCGCACCGACCGCAACGCCAGCAGCCGCCGTTACCATCTTCACCGGGAAGCCAGTGAAAGCAGGGCCAGCACCAGCATCCCGCGAGCCGCCATTACCGAAGCCTAGAAGCGGCTGGACGAGATATGGGGAAACTGTGGACACCCCTAGACCTGTATTACCGGGGCCAGGAGTGATGACACTCTTGCCGCCACCAATGGCAGTGAGAATCGCCAGCGTTGCAGCCGTGCCATTTGGCATGGTCACACCGGGGGTATAGTCGTCGGTAAAACCAGCAGCCTTAATGGCACCGGGGGCTGTGAACGGTGACGTACCCGTAGATACGTTAATTCTACGGGTGGCATTGATACCAATACCGGTATTCAACGCGCCTGTGGAATGATTGCCAGTCTGATCGGTGTCCTTTGGCGATCCATCAGGGCCGCTAAACGGACTCATCAGCACGAACTTACCGGCAGAGGGATTGGCCGGAACTACCAGCGGGCCAGCCATGTTGGATGCAGGCATTTGAGCGTCCTCCTAGTGGGCTAAATAAAGACGGTTTTAATGTCAGGATAACCGAAAACCTGTACCCGCGAGCCGCCCGCTCGGAGAACTTATGGCAGAGGCTCATTCCCGCACAGCGGGACTTCACCAGATTGGTACTCCACACTTTGAGGCAATCCAGAAGGTGGACCGCAGTACGTTGACGGGGTTGCCGGTACTTCTTCCTCAGGGGTAATTTCCGGTCCATCATCCGGCAGAGTGTCGGGATTGGTTTCCATGACCTACTCTCCTTACGGATTCACGTCGAGCCGGCCTTGGAACTGCGCACCGCAGGTCGTCAGATTTCCGGCCCATGCCATGATCTGAACCTCGGCGTCCTGATTGATCGAATACCGCTTGTTCGGGGACAGCGGTACGAACTGACGCGCGCTGTGCGGACGGAAGCGGATATAATCGGTATTGAGCATGAAGCCAGTACCAGCAGGGCAGAAACCGCCGATACCGCCATCGAGTACCACATCGGCATCCATGTACTTAATGGACGGGAACCCTAGCTGGCCGACTTCTGGCGAATTGAACCGCTGTTGCGCCTGTAGCGAGGCCACGTATGCCTGCCAAACAACGTTGTCAACAGGGATGAGGTCGGGGCGATCCGCGCCGCGAACAAGCTGTGCCCATAGGGCATTAAAATTCGCTTGAATCGTGGCAGTCGAAGTGACGTTGACCAGCTTGGAGCGCCAAAAGGTCCAAGTAACACGGTCAATGCCGCCATACGTGCCAGTAGTTGGGTCCAACGGAACAGCGGCATTAAGGCCGGTAATTTCCTTGCCACCTGAGCCGGTGCCGTCGCTATACAAACCGCCACACACCAGATTGCGCATTGTGGACTCAGCCACGTCGATGCGTGCGCCGATCAGGTCGATCATCTGTTCGGGGCCGGCATTCTGCAACATTTCCAGGCCAGAAACCACGACCGGACATGCAGCCTGCTTGATATCGAACTGTGCCGCCGAAAGCACATCCTGCGCCGCAACGGGCAACAGGTCATAGCCGCTGTACCAACCGGCATTGCCATTCTCGGCAAAACTCAGCTCTTCATAGATGAGTCGGCCGCCGCTAAAAGTACGCTGCTTGCCCTTCTGGGAAAGCCTCATCAGTAGGGCGTTGTTCTTCGTCACATTATCCGCGATCTTGCGGGTACGGGATTCGATTGTCGTAGCGATGATATCGCTTACGTTCGGGAATGCCATTTGGGCTGTCCTCAGAAGAGGTTAATGGAAGGTGCGTTCACTTCGCATTACGAGGGTCAGCCTCACGTGATGGGGGCTACACGGTGTCGATAGCCCCCACCCGATTTTTGCATCCTACACCCCTTGCGACTGCGCTGCAATAGCCCTGCGAACGTCCGCGTAGATATCGTCCCCTAGGCCGTCGCCTGCCGTGGTCGATAGCCCGGACGAAGCCGGGGGCACGACTGCCGCCGCCGCTACTTGGCGCTGTTGAACGCCATTCAATTGGCTACCGCCATTTGCCTGTGCCGCTGCACGTGCGCGCAGATCAGGATTTTTCCATACACAATAATCATAGGCATCTTCATAGGTTTCACAGATACCATTTTCAATCACATCCGCCATCTGATCCCGCACTTGATCTAGGAACGGATGCTTTGTTTTATCTGCTGCAAATGCCTCTAGCTCATTCTTAGCTGCTGTGGCTTCAAGATTTGCGCGCCAATCCCGCTGTTCCTGTAGCTCCCTAGCTACCTCAGGGGGGAGGCTAGGAGGCGTGCGATGATGCTTATGGGATTCTTCTATAAAAGCTTGCAGCTTTCCACCCATGGCTTGATCCAAAGCCTGCCGGATCGGAATGCCATATCCATCAGCAATCTCCAAAAGCTGGGTGAACTTCTGGGCAGGATTTCCTAGGGCCAATACCTGCTCAGAGGCAATCATCTGAGTGAGATATTCAGCCGGTTCCAATTCGATATGCTCAAAATACTGTGCATAAGGCTCTAGCACATTCCATACTTCTCGTGCCGGTTCCGTCTGTTGCATTAGGCGCTGTACGCCAGCCGCCATATCCTCTTCCCGTCGGATAATTTCACCCCGAATATCCTCAGGAATAGTGCCCCACTTTTCTTTCAATGCAGGCGTCCACCCCTGAGGGGGTTTCGTAGAGTCCAGTTTAACTGGAGCATTTGGATCGGGCGGTGTCGCAGATACAGGGGGCGTTACCGGGGCGGCAAGGGCCTTCGGTTCAGTGATAGGTGGGATTTCGTCTTTACTGTCCTTGTCCTTAGGCAAAAACCGACCATGCGCGTCGCGCTGGCCTTCCGTCTTGCTTTCTACTTTCGGGGGAGGAATAACATCAGAAGTAGTCGGTTCAGGGGCGGCCGGAACATTCTCTGCTGCGGCCACACTATTGAATGCAGCCCTTACGTCATCATTAATGTTGTCGAATTCGCCATTCATGGGATAATCTCATCTTCGCGGGCAGGATGGGGAGTGTAACCTTCTTCCAGCTTTGTGATAGCCTTTTGCATGTCATCTTTTAGGTCTTTCTTCCGCTCCTCATCAAGCGGCTTTTGTAGGTCTTTATTTGTCCATCCGAGTATTGCTTTTTCATCATAGCCGTCATGCGTGTTGACGACATTATTCCGTTTGTTGTGCTCCTGTAGTTCCCGCCGTGAGGAAACGAGGGAGCCATCCACGGGCGATTTGAATGGCTCAAATGGTTTAGTATGTAGAAGCATTGAAGGGGCAGTGAGGACACGCCCCATATCGGCTCCACATAGACAGGGTATGGACGGGTTTCGCTCGTATTCCGCCAGTGAGCATACTCTGTCATATGACGCTCCACATCGGCTGCACTTATATGGATAGATCATTAGTACCCCCGCAAAGCCTTCGCTTTAGGGTTCTTATGCTGCTCAAATTTACGGCCTACAGACTGCGGAATGTCCACCTTTTTTGCGAACTTAGGATTATGGGCTACCGCTCGCATAAGCCGCGCCTGTTTTTCCGACTTGTACGGCATATCAATATCCTGGCCTTCTCATCCTACCCATACCCATGCCACCACCCATGCCACGAAGAGCCTGCGCACGGGGGGCCGCTCCACCCATAGGACCGGCCGGGGGCATTACGCCACCCATTGGCGGGGCCATAACAGGCGCACTCATGGGAACTGGCGGGGCTGCCATTGCTGGGGCAGGCGCACCCATAGCCGCAGGGGCTACAGGAGGGGCTACCGGGGGTGCCGCTGGCCGTCGCATTGGCTCCACACCACTACGCAAAGCCTGCCCTAGTGAAGACCGCCTAACAGCCGACATTGCCGGGTCCAGTTTTGCCAATTTACCGAGTACGCCACCGCTAGTAGCTTTAGCTACAGCCTGTTGAACTTTGCCGCCTGTTTTTTCGTGAATTTTTGACCCAATTGGATCAATTTTCTTGATTACCTTTTTCAATTTCTTGAGGAATCCCATTTTACTTCCCCTTTGGGGTTGTGGTGGGTTTCGGAACTGCCTTCGCTACCGCCTTCTTACTTGCTACCTCTGCCGCCGTCCTTTGCTGGCCTTCTGCCAGTTCCGCTCCTAGGCGTGCGTCATCCTGCAATCTTTCATGCTCAAATCTCTGCTCATTTTGCCGCATTTCCTGTGCGCCCTTAATGGCCTGCTTCTGAGACTCAACCACGAATTTTTCACGCTCAAATTGCATCTCTTGTTCGTGCTTTTCACGCTGGAATTGCATCTCCATAATATGCTCTTCGCGGCGTAGCTGCATATCCTGTTGCTTGAGCTGCATTTCCAGTGCTGCTTTCTGCTGCGCCATCTGCATATCGCCGGCCTGCTTTTGCTGAGCCAATTGTAGCTCTTGCTGCATCTTTTGAGCCTCCATTTGTGCCTTTGCAGCTTCCGGGTCCGGCTTTTCTGGCAATCCGCCAGCCTGTTCCAGCGCCGCCATAGCAGAATCCAATGCACCTTCCAGTTCCGCGCTACCCTTGAATCCTACAAGCGAGAATTTGAGAATTTGCATCATCAAAGGTGCTAGTGCTGGGTTGCTTTCGATAGCCGGAACTGCCGATGCGAGGAATTGCGATAGAGTCTGCGTCAATTCCATCCTTTGCTGCTGTTCAAGCGCCCAATCCGCCTGAGTAAGTGAATCAGCCTCGATATCAATGGTATATTTTGTCTGAAAATCGTCGCGCAGTATCTCCAAAGCAGCTTGAACGAACTGCTGATCTGTCTGGGGCAACGTTCCACATACCGCAGATAGCTTTTCATCAGTATAAAGTTGGCACATCAGTTCTGCGATGATTCTTAGGCTGTCTCGGACGAAAAAAGCCACGTCCCTTTGCATTGCAGTCATGCGAACAGAAGCAAACTGCGCTTTAATCTGCTGCGCGCCTAGTGTTTCGTACTGATTTGACGAGCCGCGAATGATATCCGCCATGCCCGTAACTTCAAATAGCTGATCCTTCAGGAATCCATATGTTGCGACTAGCTGTTGCAGCACTCCGGTAATGACTTCAACGGGGAACCAATCAATTGTACCTTTGGCACCGCCTTTTTCAGCAAACATTGCCCAATTATCGACCGGAATTAGCTTGTTTTCAGTGCCGGAAAGCATCCGGCCTATCTCGGGCTGAGACGCATCATAGATACCAGCGACTCTGCACGCCTCTACAATGAGGTTCATGCGCGCGTAAATGGTATCCATTTGGGTATATTGATCCTGCGCCATATAGTAATCAGGCAATGGCAGGAATTTACTCGTCGGTGGCGACGCAATCAGGGGCTTCGGGCATGGATAGAAGTTGTGAAGTTGGTACGGGTCTTTCACCCGATCCAGAATCGTGCCCTGTTCCGTCAAATGCAGGACTTCCTTCTTCGCCTTGTCCCACATCTGGATTACGCATACCTTACCCTTGTCGATCAGGTCCGGTGCGATGATATAATTGTTGTTCTTTTGAGTGGGCATTTCAGCCACCCGCTCGCCCCACCGCTTTTTAGCCTCGTCGTGGTCAAGATGCAGCTTGCGGCCAACCCACATGCACTCTTCCCACTTTCGCCGGGGTTCGTATATCAGGTCTTTCCAGTGAACAAAGTCTACTGCAACCTCTTCCGGCTTGCCCTCTTCGGGCGGCTTAAACGTCATCCATACAGTACCCATGCCGGGGACCAGCCTATCCAGAATGGCAGACTTCATTCCTTCATCAAAATACTTGGCGCAATGGACTTCGTATGTGAGTCCGCGCTGTACGATTAATGCCGCGACGCGAGAGGGGTCGTTATCGAACTCGCCTTTATGCAGGCGCGACACGTCGGGCTTTGGAAGACTGTTATAGAGGCTTTCTTTAAGGATTGTAGTGTTACTATAAAACAGGTTCACACGCTTATACTGCCCACCTAGGGAAGATGGGTCATCTTGTCCCATCGCTTCCCGGTCGTCTTCGTAGCGTGATTCTATCTTGCAGCCCCGCTCATGGAATTTGCGGCTAAACTCGTTCCACGAATTGAGTCTAGTCGGCCAAGGGTTTTTCTCTTGCTGCTTATCAGCCATTTTAGACTCTCCGGTTATTGCGATCCTTGCGGTCTTGCCAGAGGTTTTCTAGGTTCAGTGCGCGACCTAGGGGGGTGTTGAAATACTTGGGGGAGGATTGCGTAGTACGACGGGTTTTGTTACACTGTTCGGTTACATTCTTGGAAAGCGCCAGCATTCTAAAGGCGTCTGCCGGGTGGGAGTGTTCGTCATGCTCAGGCGTAGTGCTGAATACCTTAGCCTCTTCGTCCCATTCATAATGGTAGGCTTCTAGGTGTTCCAACCCCTTTTCGACCGCCTTACTGGCGGTATTAAACCATACTGAGGGGATTAATGCACGTGCCGCCTGTATGCCCATAGCGACGGACATATTTGGGACAATGTAGGGAGTAAGACCCCTATGGATAAATCTTTCACGGGCAGAAAGCTTAGTAGCAAAGGTCTTGTTTTTGGCATCATGGGGGAGGGCCGGAGTTCCCAAAGCGTAGGGCAGTGTTTCTAGCTCATCCAGCCAATCGTCTGCATCCCGTCCAGTGCCTTCCAGAAAGTGGACTATATGGACCTCACCATTTACTATCTGGTAAAACCAGATTGCAGTGGCGTCCGAGTGACCCAAATCCCACGCCGAGAATACCGGAAGATCAGGG